CTTGTCAGCATCTTTTACTTTTCTCCAACGCCTCCAATCTGGACGATAGGTCTTTGTTTCAATATCTGCGAGATTGTTTGCTCTCTGCACGGCAACGATATGGCAGTAGACATTATGTGCCATCATCAGCGCATACCCATAACTGTCCCACGATGTTTTACCTTCTTTGCCGATCTTGTTCAGCATTCCTGGTGCATAATGGCATATGTCAGCGATGCTGAGACGTCGTCCAATCTCGCTTTCGAATGGGAAAGGAATATCGTGCCGTCCGGCAAGCATCTTATTATCCGGGGCTTTGTCCATGATAACTGAAAATCGCTTATTGGTATGTTGGGCATTAGTATAGACAAGCCCGTGGGCTGTGGCGATGAAAGGTGATGCGCAGTCGAACGATATAGTGAAGTTTTCATTTACATGTTTCCTGATCTGTCTTTGGATGCTGGTTAAGTAACAACTCCAGTCTAATTGTGCTGTTCCGAGGAAGTGCATCCAATCCTTGCCATCAAGCATGCCATCAAAGCGCATGGTAATCAGTCTGCGAAGCGTAATAGGCATCTTGCACATATTAGCACCACCCATAGCCCACCCTTCGCAGGCTTTGTCACCCCACTTACTGGGATCTGAATATTCCTTGACACCATGATACCACGTTTCTGCGTTTTCCCAGTTCGAACCCTGTAAAACGTTCAAGAACTTAGTAGCACCTAATCTATTATTTAAGAAATATTCGTTGTTAAAGCGAGTTTTCGTCAAGCAGTCATCGAACGATTTTAGGCCGGTTTTAGGGCTGTGTATATGGTCGCAGGCCCATGTAGGCACGTCTAGCAACATACTCCAGTCCGCAGTGAGCTCTAACCAGTTAAGAATATCATCTCTAGTCTTGTTTGCAGCCGGTCCTTCGAAGTTTAGCCAATCAAACTTGAGCACACCTTTACCTACTTGATATCCACCGGAATCACCTAGGATCAATGTCTTAAATCTATTACGCTGTTGGATCATAGCGTCTTGATCCATCGTCTTATTAAGATCTAGCTGGGCATGACCTGCAGAGAACAGACCATATTTGTAGTAAAAATAGCCCTGCTCTGGATTGAGAAAGTTCATTCCTTCTACACCTTGATCGAATCCTTTGGGAATACGATCTTTGGGGATGAATTCTTGCTTACGTTGTTTAGCAACATAATCAGAATAGAAAGCACTGATCGCTGGCAAATATACCGCATAATCTTTCTGTAGTGGTGTTAAATCGACTGGTGTTTTCATTAGACTGCCTGTGCAGGAATGATATACTTGTAGGTAGCCAAGCCGCTGTCAAGAGTGATCTGGATAGCACCTTCATCGCTCAATGCCATCTTGGTGTTATTGACATCAGCGATCTTAAGGATGCTTAAGATTGACAGCACGGGCCAAGTCCAGCCACGCTGTAGTTTGCCTTCTACACCCATAGCGAACACAAACTCTCCACCATGTGTGGAAGCGTCGCCGAAGATGAACTTAAGATTACCGCTGTCTGTCTTGGCAAGAAATGTTGGATGCTCGTTGTTGGCTCCTGCTTGGAAGTTGAAACGCTGTACTGCAGCCACAGTAGGCTCGATCTCTACATCCCACCTGACACCACGGAACTTGACGGTCTTCATCTTTTCGTTGATAATTTCGCTGTTCATAAAGCGATAATCGTTACGAAAGTCACCGTCTTTGTTTTCGAAATGGATGCCAACTGGAATAGTTTCACCGTTCCGTTCTGCTGATGTAATAGTGATTTTAGCATCATCTTTGTATTCACCACCGTCTAGCAAATATTTTAATTTATTAAGTTGAGGCATACCGAACACACCGATCATGTCCGGATAGGGATTATGTGTGTTGGCTTCCATAATTACGGATCGATCGTCAGCGATCGAAAAAACACCAGTGGAATCTTTAGTGCCTGTGATTTTAACTGTGGTTAAAAAGCCTAGATTTTGTGTGTGGCTTACGATGTCCTGGAGAATATCTTTCATTTTAGTTTTCCTTTATTAAGATTATATTTAGATCTGGAATGAAAATCAACCTTGAAATCACTCAAAATCAAACAATTTGCTGAATGTATTATCTGACCTTGTTGAACTGATGTCCCATTCTAAAACACCAATCAGATTTTCTAGTTTTTCGTCTATGACCGTGGTCTCCATCTCTGCATCGTTGAATGGAAGATCTTTGAACCACTGCGGTAATCTAAGTTCATCTACGGGATAAGCCACAGAGGTATATCCCATGGGGTTATCTTTGATCTTACAAATTATAACTTTAGCCCCGTCGACAATCTGCATCGAATACTTGTCATCCATCATACGTTTCAGGGTATTCCAGTTTAGACTGGCTCGAACGTGTCCTGGCATATTAGCCTTGCCCTGTTTCTTTTCCTTGGCAGCATACTCTGTGATATTATTGGCTCTTTTAGGACTACCTTTCTCCCATCCCGGACGAGTCTTAAATTCCGTGCGGAAATCCGTGATATATTCCAACACTTCTTCTTTTTTCGCTCCAGCCAACACCATTTCTAACACTTTGCTTAAAAAATCTTGGATGACCACCGGAGTATCTGACCTCTTAAGGTCTAGACCCATGGCTTTTATTTTTCCTGTTTTACCATCAACATCGGTACGCTTGCCTTCTTTGTCGTAGTAGAGGACTGCGTATCGCTTCTTGGTGATGAATAGTCCTTTGCTTGCAACAATCTCGCGACCTGCCTTGATGACCTCTCCTCGAGTTTTGGGAGTATGGAAGGCGTCTTGCATGAACTTAACAAACGTGCCATTTACTTCTTCTCCTATGGTATCGTAAAGTTCGATAACTGATTCCTTAGACCAAGGAAGGTTACCTTTCTCAATGTCCTTCTTTAGCGTAGTATACGCAGAGAAGTAACAAGAGTCTGTATCACCGTAGATAATAGCACGACCTACGTGATCATATTCTCCGGTAATAATTTCGTTAACCTTAGCAGCCATGTGCCGAGCGACAGTACGGCCAGTTAACGTAGTTGATTGTCCAATGCGGTTATCGAAAAAACGGCAACCGGGATTAAGAATAGCGCCATACAAACTGTTTAAGTTAATTTTCTTAACCAACTGTCTTTTGTCCCAATATTCTTCTTCGATCTTGTTTCCGGCAGCGATACATTCTTTAAGTTTTTCCTGCATCTCTTTTCGTTCTTTGTACCAACGTGCTAGGAGTCCAGGGATAATACCTTCCTTCTCATAGGTGAAAATAGTACCATTGGCTGACAGCATCCACGGTTGATTACTATCAAATATTAAATCGTAAATCTGTGCGGCGCTTAACGTGTCGTTTCCGCCATTCTCCCAATCTATAGTGATTTCTCTCCCGACTTCTCTATCCATGACACTGGTATATTCTACACTACCGAACATTCCTTCCCAAGCTGCGGCAAATGATTTTCCTTTGGCCTGTTCTGCTGCGATATAATCTTTAGTACCATCTTGGCGCAACTGTCCGACGATGGTCTCTGGACCCATATTCAAGGCACGAATCGCTGACGGATACAGAGAGTTAATGTCCAATGAACCGATCCATTCATGGATACCTTTTTTGGGATAAGCAACATAAGCACCTGCTGCCTGTGTATCACCTTGTTCTTCCATCTTCTTACGATTAGGAACGATCATACCACGACGATGTGCTTCGTTGATAATAGCCTGTTCAGTTACCGCCACAGCGCCCATAGTAGTCTGTAACAACACGGTACAATCGTGAGCCAATTTATTAGATAAATCGAGAAATTTTAATTTCTTATCTAACTTATTCAACAAAGCACAATCTTGACGATTATATTCGATGAATTTACGAAAATCATTATTGTATAGTTGATCCAAGGAACCTTCATAGATAGTCTTGGATTCTCCTATTTCCATCTCTCCGATCGCATCTAGTCTGTAAGTATGTCGCTCTTCATAGGTGTATTTCCTGTACATCTCTAGACTGTCTAAATGTACCCTTCCTATGAGGTCATAGGTTACTGCAGTTTTACCAAATTTTTCATATTCTCGTTTTTTGGGGTACTGATTCCACAAACAAAATCTACGAGTATCTTCCTTGCTTAACACTTTAGTTACACGATTGACAGTATACGGAATATCAAAACCTTCCGAGTTCCAGCCGCTTAACACATCTGCATCTTCGATAAGATGAAGAAAACTATCTAACATGTCTGCTTCGTTATCGAACAGCATGGTGTTAGGGAATTCTTCTACGGCCCGCTTGGCCTCTTCCATGCTTAGTGTTTTAGGAGGTATAGCGAGGGATATTAAAGTGTCTAACCATTGTAGATGGATCGCGATGGCAGTGATGGGCATGAAAGCATCGTCCGGAGCGGCATAGCCACGTTCGGGATCAAAATCCACCTCGATATCGAAAAACGCTACATTTAGACTAGGAGCATCTGCATTTAGATAATGATCTTCTAGACATCTATAAATCGGATTTATATCCGATTCATACAATCGCTTGTTAGAATGTATGGCCAGTTCCTTGCGATGTTCCTTGACATTCTTGCTAGAAACTCTGCTTAAAGGTTCACCCTTGATTGATTGATACTTACCTTTGGGATCGTAATAGTAAAAGATGTGTCGGGCAGCGTAATCTTTATAGTGCCTTTCACCTTTGTCATTGCGCTCAACGACACGGATCATGTCGTCGTCGCGATCATAGAATGCGTCAACGTAACTCATATTCCTCCATATGCGATTTGTGGCTCGCAAATACCTCTAGTGCGGTTTATGGCCCCGCCTACCATCTATGCTTATTTACTAATTAATTATCATCCGCACCAGGCCTACTGAGTCGATCGTGACAAGAAGTAGATAATTGGCAAGCATACCAAAACTGCCACGAGTATAAGCAGCCCAACCATACATTGAACAGCCAACGATCCATATAGGATATAATATGAGTAAGGGTGGGGTAGGAACGGTGAGAGCCATGGTAATAGAACAACCAATAGAAATAGCCCAAGCGATGACTTCAACCAAAAACCTAAACGGCCATTCATGATAATCCCTTTCTGCCCAGCGATAAATGTCTACTACAACATCTGTGATTTGATGCATTTAATCCTTTTCTGGTAACCGCTTAGTAACACCTAAAATCATTTCAATCTCATCCCACTCTTCTTCGTGGCTCTTCCAGTTATCTTTGTGTGCGATGCGTATCGCTTTGTTGATGATTGAAGGCTTGACCTGTAGTTCTTCTGCGACAGCTTTGACGGTTTCTTTGAGACCTTCCTGCAGATCTTCTACTTCACGCAGGACGTTTGAACCTTCAGTGATCAATCTTTCTAGTTTGGCTTTTTCTTCCGGCCCATACATTTTTGCCATAGATGTTCTCCTTATAGGTGTATTATATAGCCATAAAAAAAGCCAGTCAACGGGTGACTGGCTTTTATCCATCGATTGGTTAAATTATTTTTGATCTTCTGCTAGGACATCGTACATCTCAAAACGTCCGCCGTTGCGCTCATAGATCATAGCAGCAAAAATTTCTGCTTTTTGACTTTCTTGGATTTTGGCGGCAGCGACTCGATTGGCCCACGTCCATAGGGATTGGTCTACGGGATCTATCGCTTGTTGTCCTCCACTTTCGTTAACTAATTTTAACATTTCTTTTAGGCTTAATTTTTGATCGATTGATTCAGCAACTACCTTCTTCTGGATTTTTACGCTTTCACTAGTGCCTTTTTTCTTGGCGATGGCTTTTTGCAAGCCAGGAGGAAGTTTTTTCTGTGCAGCAGTCATTCCTTTGGTTTCTTTTTTGTCGCCTTCTTTACTTTTGCCCGCTTCTTTAGACGCCTTCTTCATTGGCTCTTTTTTGTCGCCGTCTTTGTCTACATCTAAGAAATCTGGTTTTGAACCTTCATCTACCTTTTTGTCTTTCTTGGACATTTTATCTTTCTTGGCTTCTACCATCTTAGAAAACTTAGATTTGAATTTGTCAGTATCAATTTCAACGTCTTCGTTTTTGCGCTTACGACCACGACGCTCTTGTTTCGTAGGATCATCGTCACGCTCCGCAGGTTCACCATCCATTCTGTAGCCGTATTTTTTCTTGACGTTTTTATCGCTTTCTGCGTCTGGCTTACCTATGGGTTTGCCTTCTTGACCTTTCTGTGCCGCCTTTAGGAGATTCATATCGAGGCCTTCTTCGGTTTTTTCATCTTTTTTCTCTTCGGCTTTTTTCTTAGCCTCTGCGATATAAGAAGAAGTTCCTGCTAAAACTCTTAGTTCTGCATCTTCATTTAATTTAATTGCCTTTGGCAATTGTGGAGCAGCAGGAGTTTCTATTTTTCCGTCGATGCTTTCGATTTTGCTTATTAATGATTTGAAGTCCATTTTAGATTTCCTAAAGGTTGATATTATATTTATCTTTTGACCAAAGAGCCACCGGTCAACAAGTTGGCTCCTTGCAGATCTAATGCGTTTTTTGCTGTACCGTCCTTGTTTTTAGGAGTTTTCGCTTTTTTATTAGGATAAACTGCGTCCACAGAAACATTTCCAGCGGATGTTGATCCTGCTGTGGCGGTTTCAAATATTTCACGTATTTTCATCATTAATTATTTATTCCGCCCCGATTTCATATTAGCGCACCAGTGATACATTTTAGCCCGTTCCCCAGAACTATTCTTAGCACGTTTGCGTAAATCTGTCACGCTACCATTACAACTGGCACCTGCACGTTTTACACGACCTGGCCGACTCTTTCCTTTGCGTTTACCGTCTGCAAAATTTTCAGTTATGAATTCGTGAGCTTTCATATTTTAGCCAATTTAAATTGTTTAAAATTTTGGAATTCGCGTTCTCTACGATCCAGCGCAGACGACCCCCCTTGAACCGCTTTGGTAACTGCAGCAGTATCTCTAAAATCGTTTACCTGTGGTCTAACGTGGGTTTTCCAATACCATACGCTGGCTCTGGCCGCGACTTCAGGCTCTCTGGCCACTAGATCGGGATC